ACTCCAAACATCTTTAAGATTAAATACTTACATAAGGGTGGTGATCATCCATTCATGAATAGACTTATGCCTTGTGCATGCACATCATTTAATGTAGTTTACACACCAGATAACAACTACATGACTTATGATGATGGTAGTATGACTGGTTATGATGTAAGTTTCACCATGGCAGAGATCGTACCAGTCTACGCTGATCACCAAAAAGATGCTGGAGGCACAGGATTCTAATGTCTAGAAAGAAGTATTTCAAGAATGTACCAGACTTCGAATATGTAAGTAGACTTCCTGGTGCTAAGGCTATCTCAGATTATGTTCAGACAAAGAACCTCTTTAAAAGAGTAAAACTTTCTGATGAGATTTTTGAAGACCTTACACTCTTCACCAAGTATAAGATTGAGAATGATGATAGACCTGACAATGTAGCCAATAAGGTATACGAAGACCCCAATCTAGATTGGTTAGTATTATTGTCCAACAATATTATTCATTATGAATCTGAATGGCCAATGGATCAGAACTCATACAATAACTACCTATTGAATAAGTATGGTTCATATGAAAACATGTATGGTGTTCATCACTACGAAACAATAGAAGTTCTTGACACCAAGAAAAATGTAATTGTTCCTAAGGGATTAGAAGTTCCATCTGATTTTTCTATCACATACTTTGATAGTGGAACAGAAACTGAGGTTATTGCAAATAATATAACAGGAGAAGTATCCAATCTTGTCTATGAGGATAAGGTTAGAGATGACAAATCAAATATCTTCCTACTCAAAGCAGAGTATCTTCCTGTCATTCTTAATGAGATTGAATCACTGATGCCATATAAGGAAGGTAGTACTCAATATATTGGTAGGTCACTTGTGCGTGGTGACAACATTAGATTATATCAATAAAAAAAGTAATAGGGCAAAAAAATACCTAGGATTTTTTATCCTAGGTATATGAAATCAATAATTGATTTTGGTTTAACTATCAGCCAACTTGGAGAAGTAGCTCATAGGATCTTCCTCGTCATCTCCGTCACTAGTATTGCTGACACTAGCAGTGGGTGTTGACTTGGCTGCCTGATAAGAGTCTTCAAGCTTCTGCATGACCTCCTCTTCTGTGACTCGCTTCTGTTCTGTTGCTGGGTAGTTATCATACTGTGTTTCTTGTGCTGCTTGACGTGTTGAAGTTGTACCTAATACATTATCAAGACGCTTCTTCAGATCATCATAGGATTTGAATTGATCTGGTGCAACCAAGGCAGAAAGTGAATACTCTTTCTTCCAGATAGCTTCCATAGCATCATCGTCGTCCAAGAGTGGACTAACGTTTGCAAACTCACTGGAATCATAGTTCCAATAACCAGCAACCTTCTTCAGTTTCAGTTTGAAGTTTGCTCCTTGCCAGAAGTCGAAGGGATTGATTGCCTCTTCATCTTCAAACTCAGGTTGCATTGCTTCCATGACTTTATCAAAGATCTTCTTACCGAACTTGTAGAGGAATACTCCACCCTCGTTCTGAGGATTGGCAGGATCTTTAACAACATAGATGTTAGCGTAGAAAGAAAGCTTACGTTTCTGTTTACGAACTGTATCCTTATCAGCATCATTACCACTGTTCCACAGTTCACGGTTCAGTTCACCCAGAGGGTCTTTCTGTCCGATAGTGGTGAGTGAGTTCTCGATGTACCATCCACCGTTTCCTTGGAAGGCATGAGAGAACATCTTTGCCCAAGGGAGATCTTCTCCATCAGGTGCTGGGAGGAATCGAATGACGGCATAACCGTTACCACTCTTATCCATAACTGGTTTCCATAGGCGTTCATCTGCTCCGCCTTGGCCACCTCCGTTTTGCTTCTCTACTTCTTTAACAAGTTTGGCAGTAAGACTACCAAGAGAAGACTGCTTCTTAAGGTCTCCGAAACCCATTTTGTACCTCGTATGTTTTGTATTTGGCTTGTGTGACTTAGCTTAGGGATCGTCCAGCCCAGTATTATTATAGTCTAACTTTCAGCAATTGCCTTTTTCATGTTGGTAATAATACCTGTCATGTTAGCAAAAACATATGAAATGTCTGTGTTGGGTGGGAACCCTAACATAACTGCCTGACTCACGATAGTTTCCTTCATGCTCTTTGCATCAGGATCATCAGACAGACTCATCCTAGTATATAGGATCCTTTGTTTAGTCAGAAGTTTCTCCAATACTTCTACATGATAGAGTTTATCTTCCTTATTCATATCAGAGAAGGCATACATCTTCTCATAGATCTCTTCTTGTAGAGTAGAGATCTCTTTTAATTCTTGTTGAACAAACTCTGAATTGAAAAAACTCATCTTCCTAATACAACTTCTTTTAAAATCTTTTTGTACTTAAATGTATCTATATTCATAAACGGTGAGTACTTTTTCATCTTCATACTCACTGATTCCCATACTGGATCTTTGAGAGAACCATCAAACCTGTTCTTATATGAGAGTATTCTATCACAGATAATCAAAGTTTCAAGAGAGACTTCCTTACTAAGGTGTTTCTTCAGGATGATAGGATGTCCCTTGGCACAATCAAATACATCATCAATCTTATTATCATCAAATATCTTTTCACACTCCTCTCTGAAAAGATAACTCATACTCTGTTGTTGTTTCTTCCACTCTTGATAGAGAGTCTCGCCTTCTCTTACCAAGTTACCAATCCAAATCTTAGAGTTATCATCAGACAAGGCATAGTTGGAGATGAATAATTCTTTTATCTCCTGATCATCATACTTCCTAGAGAGTTTCTCAAACCAGAACCTCTGTTTGTTTTTGTAAAAGCTATTCAGACTACATCTCACTTTACCTTGATACTTTTGATAGTCATAAGACTCACTTGTAAAGTGTCTTGATATACCAAGGTATGTTTTATAAACTTCGTAGTCTGTCACTTTAGGAATCATAATGGGAGTTTAGCATGTGATGTACGCTTGAGAAGATTGTTTTCCATGGCTTCCACCTTGATCTTCTCTTTCAGTGGTTTGGATATCAGTTTGGGAACTGATTCTACATCCAAGTTGTTCTCTTCACAAAAGTGAATGATAGCATCAACATACTTCATCTCCTTTGAGTTGTGAACTAACTTCTCGATCTCTTCGGCAAATCTTTGAGGACAATAGAACTTGCTCTCAAAGATTTCGTTTAGTTTCTTCTCTTCAGGATTAAGCATATTCCTGTAATTTAGATTCAACAAACTCTCTAATATACTCGGAGAGAAGGTTGATGTACTTTTTCTTGTCTCGTTCTTCATAGACTACACACTCACCGTCTTCACATGTCATGATAATGACAAACTTCTTAACCATTATACCCTTCATCTCATACAACATACAAGCGTATGCTGCACACTGAACGAAGTAGTCTTCAATCCACTCCCGTGGTTTGGGTTTAGCTGATGTCTTAAAGTCAATGACTGCCAGTTCACCATCAAACTCAGCGATACAATCAACACTACCAGCAATACCGAGTTGGGTACTGTAGAGTGCCGTCTCTTGACAAAGGATGTTATCAATCTTATTCAGTTCAGGTTTAGCCTGTTTGAATAGGTACTGAGATAAAGGGAGAACATCAGAGAAAGTCTCTGAGTTATTCAGATACTCTTCAATCAGTGTGTGAGCATCAGTACCACGATGTGTGGCTTTACGAGTAATGTTGTTGGCAACATCCTCACCTACTTTTGCTCTCCACTTCTTAAACTTATTACGATTTCTCCAACTAATCACAGAAGTGATTGAAGGCATCTTTACTAGTTCTTCTGTTCCAAATACTTTGTAGTAACGAACTCCATCAATCGTCTCTCGTTCAATGGGAACGAAAGGTACATCACTATGTGTAAACATTAAAGACCTAATTCAAGTTTTGCAATGATGTATTCCTTAACCAATCCACTTCTACAGATGTCTTCTGCCTGAAACTCAATCGTAGCAAACGAAGGCATGTTCTTGATGATAGACATGAAGTCAACAATACCATTCTTCTCAGCTGTCTTTGTCAAGTCAGACTGAGTGGCATCTCCACAGAAGAAGATCTTAGAACTCTCACCTACCCTAGTAATTATACTGTCAAGTTCGTGAAAATTCAAGTTCTGGAACTCGTCAACGATCAAGATGGCATTATCAAACGTGGTACCACGAATGAATGATGTACTCCAAAAACTAATAGTTCCTTGTGCCTTGAGGTTGGCATACAACATCTCAAAGGAGTTATCATCTGGCATCTCGAACATGTATTTTACCATGTTCTTGTATGGAATCTGATACAAAGATGATTTATCTTCATGATCACCAGGAAGGAACCCAATCTCTCGGGTAGCCACAAGAGACCTGACGATGTAGATCTTATCATAGGGTGTCTTAGGATCTAGGACATCCAGAAGAGCGTTATACAGGGTGATAAAGGTTTTACCTGTACCAGCCACACCATATGCAACCAAGTTCTGATCTTTTCCATACTCTTCGAAGAACTTTTGTTGATTATCAGTGAGAGGATCAATCTTTTTAATGTAATCTAAATTGATTGGCTTCTTTCTTTTCATTGCCCTGTTACTTGTACCAAATGGAACAGGGTTCGTGCCAATACCGGACTTACTCTTTCTAGGCATGTGATTCAAATAGGTTTGACAATTGACTTGGGAGCTTTAGATGCTTTATGAAGAACATCATTCCAACCGGGGTGTGTCTTCTTAAGTTTATCATAAACTTCTCCAACCATTCCAATTGAAACCGCTGCACCTTGAGACCAATCCCTTTTCCATTCAGGATTGTCTTCATACCACTGAGTAATTTCGTGAACACTAACATCAATGATCTTAGATTCCCCAGTAGTTGTATTAATTACGTCATATTTCGCCATAATGATTCCCGAGGTTTTGTATTTATACGTTCCATTCCATCGCTTCTGCGATAGATGGGAACTGTTCTACGAAGATTTCTTTACAGTTGTTAGCAATATCCATATGTTCTTTCTGAGTTCCGTTAGAAGATCTCAGATCAATATAGTGTAACCAACTGCGAATTGAGCCTGTCATGTAGATCTTTGTTGGTGTTGCTAATGGTAACACAAAACGTGCACACTCCTTAGCCACACCTGCACTTAACATCTGTTGATACAAAGAATTGGCAGAACTAAAGAGAGTTACCATCTGTCTCTCAAGTTTATCAACGATCTCAGGATCAAGATCATCAATACTATTCTGTCTGTTCTTATCATCCTGACGACGAAGTTCAGGTAGTTCAATCTCACCCAAGAAATCTGTAGAGGCATACCTCTGTGAGAACTCTTGGAAAGTAAACGAACGGTGTCGCAAGACTTGTGCTGCGATACCCCTGTTGGTAGTTATCTCTAGAGTCATGAACGCCTGTTCAAATATACTCCAGTGTTGATTCTTGATACAATACTTTAGTAGACCAGAAAACTTTTCGTTGTCCTGGTTGTTTGGATTACTCACCCTAGCACAGTATGCTATATGTTTTTCGGCATCAGGTGTAACTGATACCAGTTTAGCTCCGGGTTTCATCTGTTCTGATTGATCCATTAGGGTTCTTTCCACTCACGTTATTAAACAAAGAATATCGAGTTTGATATTCAGAATGACTCTTATTATACGTCTGTTTTACCAGACTTTCTAACTTTCTTGACTACTTTAAGTTGAGTCTTGATTCTTTGGTATGCTTCCTCTGAATCAATCTTACCAGCCATCTCCGCTGCACATATGTATTCAACTTGAATACTAAATTGTCTTAGAGCTCTTTCGTAATTGCTATGTGTAACGTACATTAAGTAGTGTTAGAAAAATAAGTCTTAAAGTAAGGTTCGATACCATGAGAGATTTTATTCCCTTGACTGACCCAGGTATCAACGCATTCGTAAATATCTTTGGTTGAGTAGGAGGCTTCTTCAATCCTTGCTCCACCATACTTATTTAGAAGAATTCCTAAGCAAACACCCCTTAATTTCATTCTTTCATCGGTGTATCTCCAATCATTCATCATCTTCAAATACCTCATCATAATCTGGGAGAGGAGGAAGTGTTTCTTCCATTCGTTCAGTATATGCCTTTACATCAGAATAAACTTCAGACTCCAGTGCATCAACTAACAGTCTTAGGTTTCTGGTTATTAGTTTGAGTTTATCTTTTTCCATTAAAAAAAGGGAGTATTACCTCCCTTAATTATATCACTTGTTGTTAGAACAAACAAGTGTTTTCCTAGTCAACTCAAGTTGAGCTACCTTGATAGCTTTTTTCTTGAGAATCTTTCTTTGCTCGATGGCAAGTATATTCATTTCGATACCTCCACTTTTACAGTTTCGGTGTGATTGATACCACGATAGACTTCAGTTACTTTTTTGGTAACTTGAGGTCTGTTCTGATATTCAACTGTGTCATACGACACACCACGATACGTGACTTTCATTTGATACTCCTGAAGTAGTTGGATTTTTAGGCCCCGTTCCTTCAGTTGCCTTTTGCGTCCCATGGACACTCAGGTGTAGATTCTCTTAGAATCTCCACTAACTCAATCTTAACTTCAGAGTTAAGATCTTCGTTCCTCCTCACCCGTAGCATAATGCTATCGGCATCGGAACAACTAAGTGTTGTATATAAAAAGAAATCAACCATAGGATGAACGCTCCGTTCCGAGTCAACTTACTTGCGTCTAGTTTCCTAGATGAACGACAGTGTTATTATAACACTTCTACACTATTTATGTCAAGGTTAGAACATATTGTTATCTTTCATGAACTGAAGGGTTTCTTTCAACCCACCTCTGTGTTTCAATCCAATAGAAATCTGTGGATACTCTGCTGTATCACCGAACTCTGCATGAAATTGTTTGTCAGTAAAATCTTCATCTAGAATATACTCATGAAAATCCTCATGGACATTTAAAAGAAGCATGATAGCTCTCTCACACTCTTGACTTTTATTCGAATAAATTACTGATTGCATTAGTCCCTCTGTCTCCAATCCTTAGGTTTGTCTTGTTTAAACCAGTCCTTGATATCATCAGCACTACTGAACCCCGTTTTATGATTGGATGGATCGGGGTCTCCTAAACCCATCCTATTCAGAAAATCGTC